CTCCTCTAAATTTATTCCATATTCTAAGCAATATTTCAGCTTTCATTTATATTTATAATATTATCACTAAGTATATTTATATATTTTTTAAACAAATTCATAAGCAGGCCCATCATCATTATCATTATCAACCTTAAATTTATTATCTAACTTTTTAATATCTCCACTTTTTCCATCGTAAAAGTCTGATATTATGAAATATAAGGCCCATAATAGAGCTGTAACAGTATCATCATTTTCATTATTTCCACAAGCAAAAACATTAGGTGTAATTTCTTCATATCTACTTAATTCATATACTGTTTGTTGATCTACTATTTCTAAATACTCTCTTTCCATATATTCTTTTAAAACTATATTAGCTTGTAATTTGGTTTTTCTGGTACTTCTAATTCCTAATCCCTTAGGATCAAGATTTATGATTCTATCGCAATCATATTCATACCAAATAGTATCACAAAGGGATTGACCAATATCATTATTTTCGATCATCATTTCCGCATTATTATAATAGTTAGAAACTGATATACATACTTGAGAAAAATCATGTGGAGAAATCTGATTATTTCTATATGTTGCTACTTGTTTAAGTTCTTTTTCGTTAAAAATACGAAGTATTTGAATTACTGAATAATCATTTTTTGTTCCTTTTGCACAATCTATTCCAAGTATATATGTTGCTCCTTCTTTAGGTTCTTCATATATTTGAAATAAACCAGTCCATTTAGTCATAATAGGTTGTTTAATATTTATTCTTTCAAGATTATCTGAATCAATAAGTGTTGAAGATGAACCTAAAAATTTACAATTTTTATTTCTAATATTATTAGCATAATATGAATGATCTTTAGTTTTAACTTCTAGTGGTGTATAAACTGTTTCTTTTTTCTTTAATAATTTTATTCTTATAATTTCTTTTAATCCATTTTTTGTTTCTAATAAATCACCTTCTATTAAATCTGATGCAATAATTTCAACATCATCTACAATAAAAATATGTGAGCAGTCAACTTCAATAAAATTATCATCTTCAAGATCAAAATGTAAAATAGAAACTAATTTGTTAATTTTACCAATACCATCAAAATTAACAAAACCTTCTGGTGTTTCTATTTGCCAATTATTAATTTTTTTTATTTCCATTTAATTTTTCTCTATATTCTTTCTCAGTTAACCTATTCTTCATAGAATTTATTATTCTAGAACAAACGCACAAATTTTTAAATGAACCTATTTCTTTTGGATCTATATTATTTATAAATCCATAATAAATAGATATTTTATGATCTATTGTAGGTTGTAAAGGATTAGTTCCATAATGTAAATTAGGTTTTATTAATTGATATTCTTTATTTGTTACCAATTTTTCACTAGTATAATAATCATATCCATCATTCAATCTTAATAATCTAGATATGTGTTTATTAGTTTCTAATCTTACTAAATGTCTATATTTTTGATATTCTGTTTTTTTAATACCTACTAACCAACTACCATTATTTTCGTGTGTTTTTCTTCCTTTATCTTTAAATTCTTTAACTTGTGCAACATATTCTTTGCCATATTTTTTTACATTAGTATATTTTCTATTATCATTTATTACATTTAATTCTTCATCATTTAATCTTCTCCAAAAGTCTTTTCTCTTTTCATTTATTTCTTCTTTATTTTGATTTAAAACTTTCCAACGAGCTTTTTTACAAGATTCAATTAAAAAATTATGTATAACTCCATATCTTTTTTCTACGCTTTTACTTTTTTGATCCTTTATTTCATTTGTTTGTGATACATTTTCTACGTTATACCTTTTTAAATTTGTTAGTTTTCTCTTATTATTCTCTAATTTTTTATCTCTACTATTAAACGATTTTGATATTTTATCTCTAACTATTTGTGATTTCTGTGAATGTTTTAAACAACAATATGTTTGATACCCTTTATAATATCCTAAAAATGGTGTTTCTTTTTTACAACTTATACATTTTCCTTCATCTTCTTTTTTAATACATTTATCATAATACTCTTTCAAATTGATATTATGATATTTTTTCAAATGGTATCTACTAAATAAATCAATTGTTAAATTTGTTTGACAATTACATAATTTACAAAAAATCTTTTCCTTTTCCATATTCTACTCCTTTAAAAATAATATATACATATTAGAGGGACAGATGACATTCTACTCCGTCATTTGCTAAATTAGTAGTTTAGCTAACCTCTATTCTTATTTATAATCTTTATTATAAAATAATTCCGAAATTTTAACAGATTTTATCAATTTTGTCTTTCTATCTTTAATATTAACAATGGCTTGTGCATTCGGGCAAGAGTATTCTTGGTCAAATCTTTTTTGTCCAATATCAGCAATAGTTCTTCTTTTCCATTCTTCATCACGACCAGCAATTTCCCACCAACCGACTCTAATAGGATAAAAATTATTTTTTCTTTTAATTGCATTAATCCAAAATTCATAAAAAAGGTTCATTCCTTTTGGAGTTGAAACCATTATAATTTTTGAAGTTTTACCTGAGGAGATAACTGGATATGTTGATGCTATGAATTCTTCTGCGATATGAGAAGGTACTTTAGCAAATTCGTCAAGATATAGTATATTAACTGTAAAACCAGTTATTGATTCTGATCCTGTTGCATATGCATATACTCTTGAACCATTTTCAAGAATAAGTGATTTTTGATTCCATCCACCTTCTATAACACCGACTTGTAACCAAAGTGGTAAACCTTTAAATGCCATTTTAATTCTATCTAAAATTTCAATAGCTAGTTTTTCTTGGTGTGCTAATACTGCGACAGTTTTATCTTTGTTAAATAAAACATAATGCAACATAAATATAGTAAATGTAGTTGTATTATGTGATAATATTCCATTAGTAAATAATGTATGTTTTTTAGATTTAACTGTTAAATCATACATATTTTCTTTTTTACATTTTAATTTTCTAACACTTATAACTTTTTCTATTCCAGTATTAGTGATTATCTTATCACCTATTTTTAAATTTTTAACAAAAACTTGTTTTAATTTTTTATTTATAACTATATGATCATCAGCACATTTTAATTTATGATTTTTAGTTTTAATTTCCCATACATCATATTCAATAGTTTTATGAATATGTGAAATGGGTTTAAATCCTTCTTCTGTTTCAACTTCCCATTCATCTATTTCAAAAGATTCTATAAATTTATCACTAATTGGTTCAATCTGTTTCACCATTTAAAAACTCCAAGCAATTATTAAAAACTTTTACCATATTATCTTACTTTTTTTCATTTTTTATTTTAGTATAAAAATCTTCTATTGAAATTTCTTTAATTTCTCCTGTTTTTTTATTTCGTATTTTAATTTTTGAATCACCTAAAAAACATTTTCCATATTGTCTTGCTATCTTACAAATTATTGATTGTTTATTTTCTGGGGTTTCTTGACAGGCTTTAAGTATCTTTTTTTGAAAATCATATAGTTTTATTAAATGCTTACCTTTATCTATACTAACAATAGAAAAATATTTTTCAGCAAAATATATTATATCTTCTTTACATTTAATATATTCTTGAATTAACTCATCATTATATTCAACTTGCTCTCCAGCTTTTCGAAGAGCATTATTCCCCATATACATAAATTCACCTTTTAAGCATTATTAAGAACTAATCGTTCCCAACCAGGCTTTCCGCTTTCTATAAGAGTAATAGCATTTTCATATGATCTTATATCTAGAGGTTTCTTCATTTTATCAGCATTTTTTTCCATAAAATTTAATAATTTTTCTTTTAAAGCTCTATCAACATCAGGTCTAATCTTATCCATAATTTGTCTAATTCTAACAACAATATCTTTTCTTCTTAAAGTTACATCAATGTGATAAGATCTAGATCTTATTGCTGGATCAACTTTATCTTTATATAAATTTGTAATAAAAATAACTTTTCCTGTGTATGTAAATTTATTTGGAATTTTACCATCAGCAACAAGAGCATCTATTTGTTCTTGTGGCATTCCATCAGGATTAAATGTTAGTTTTGAAAGCCAAGATATTTCTCTTTCTTTTTTATTATCAAGAGCTGCTTTAAGAATTGCAACGCTATCATCTGCGTTTAAAATTTTATCACAATCATCAAAAACAGCTACCTTACCATTATTATCATAAAGTAATCTATATAAAGCTAATGGTGTAGCAATACCCTTATTATAAATATAAAATTGATCTTTTGCTCCATACTCATCAAGTTTTTTAAGTGATGTATATGTCTTACCAGTTCCTGGTTTTCCTGTAATTATCAAACTATTCATTTTTCCTTCTGCAACCAATTCGACTAATGTATCTAAATCTTGAAATACAAATTCAGGATCAGCATAATCAATTCCATCTAATTCTTTTTGAAGTTTAGGAACATCAGGATCATTAAAAATTTCATTTTTACCAGCTTCAAAAACTTTAACAGTTGCCATCATTCCTAATTCTTTTTTTACAACATTAATTGAAGGAGCTTTAGCTCCTGTTAATTGCATTATTTCTTTTGTATCTTTACCAGTTTTTAATAAATCTGCTATAGCTGCTTTTTGTGTTGGATATGTTTTATCTCCTATCTTAACCTGAACTGCTTCTGTTGCTACCATCACTTTTTCTGGATCTTCTACTAAATCAACATCAAATGTACCAACCTGAGGAACCTGTAATTCTTTAGCTATAAATGGTAATATTTTAACAACTGATATTCCTTTAGTATCTATCCTAACTGATGGATCTCTTTCTCCTGCTTTCCAAATATCAACAGAAATTATCTGATTATTACTAAAATTAAATCGAATAAATCTATCATCTGGAAGTATATATCTTATACCTTCACCAGAACCAAGAGTATTTTTAAAATAATCAATTCCACCTTTCTGATAAAGTTTAACGCCTAATTTCTTTTCAAGAAATGTTTTAATTAAAGATAATGCTTTTGTCATATCTTTTTCTTGAAAAGCTTCTTTGACATAATAAAAATTATTAAAACCCATGTTATTTATACCTCTTTTTCTTCTATTGTAAATGTTGCGTCTATTTTACCAATTTCACTTTCTCTTTTTATTTTATTTATATATTCCATTAATGAGTTAGCATCCAATACGATTGTAGCTCTCTTACCACTATTTATATCATTTCCCATATTTCTCTTTTGTATTTCTGTTTCTACTACTGATATATTAAGTTCTCTTAGTTCTTTCATCTGACTTGTAACTGTCATAGCTAATCTAGCATATGAATCCCAATAACCCGATTTGCTTCCAATTTTAATTTCTGATTCTAATTTTGCAAGCATAGCTCTTGTACTAACAATTAATGACATTAATTCTTCTTCAAGAAAAGATTGGTGTTTTAATGCAAGTTCTTTTTTATTTGTCATTAATTCATTTTTCTTTTCTTCAATTAAACTTACTTGTTTTTCAGCTTCAACAAATAATGTTTTAACATTCTTATCTTCCATTTCAAAAGATGTATTAAAAGCGCTCGTTAATCCTTCAAAATTTTTTTCAATTAAATTTTCCATATAAACTCCTTATGGATAATCAGTTGCCGACATATTTCTAAACCAATTAAAACTCTTAGTATTATCTTGATATGTTCCACTAAAATCATATGTAGTTGGTGGATTTGCACCCGATAAATATGTTCCACCTGATGTCATATAACCTGATGTACTAAATGATTCTGTCAATATTGAACCTGATGTGAATGCTGATGTTGCACTTGTTGTAACTATAACACTATTAATATAATACTTGCTATTAATAACTTTAATAATTTTACTATATGTCCAAGGTCTATATAAAAATGCTTCAACTGTTAAATCTAAAGAGGCGTTGACTTGTCTCTGATCCGTTTCTCCTTGATCTTGTGAAAAATCTAAAGGAATTCCACCCAAACTTACAGGCAAATCTCTATCTACATTTAAAAATGAGAATTCTTTGACTCTTAAATAAAGTTTAGGATTAAAATACGGTAATACATTTTCCATAATTTGTGAAAAATAATCGGTCGAATTTGTCATAACTGCAAGATTAAAATTAAGATCATATGGAGTTGGTTGATAATCGGCAAAGACTCTATCTAAATCTGCGGCTGATAATTGTAATGTTTCTTTTAACCAATAACGCCATTCATTAACACCATATGCTCTATCTGGATTATATACTATACTTGTAAGAGTTAATGCTATACGTGGAAGTGATAAATAATATACTTGGTTAACTTCTTCAACTTGAGTGTATCCACTTAAATCAGTGGCTGTTGTATCAAAATAGTGATTTTCTGTTCTATCTTGAGATGCTTTTTGTGCAGGGCCCCAAGTAAAAGGAACGGGATATTCTTCTATAGCCACTCCACTTGAATCATATTTATATACACGAATATCATTAAATAAATCCATTAAAGCGACTACAACGCCTTCTATAGTTCGAGGGTAGTAGTATGTAATCATTTAATTACTTCTTTTTTGGTTTTTCTGTTTTCTCCGGAACATCTTCAGTTTCTTCTGGAACTTCAGGTAATTCTTCTGGAACTTCTTCAGTTTCTTCTGGAACTTCAGGTAATTCTTCTGGAGTTTCTTCTGGAACTGCTTCAGCTTCTGGTTCATCTACTATTTCTTGTT